CTGATTCCCGATCTGAGTGGCGGCTTGATGGTGCCCTTGTCAACGTGCTCACCGGCCTGGGCACCGCGAAGGACCGAAACGAAGCGATCGGCGTCAAACGCTCCCGGATCCTCTCTGAGTCTGCTGTCGATGCCCTCTATGAGCAGTCCTGGCTGATTCGCCGGATCGTGGAGAAACTCCCCCAGCAGGGCACCCGCAGCGGCTGGGACCTGTCGGTGGGGGATGAAACCTCCAGCCGCATGAAGGCCCAGCTCGATGATGTCGTGGGCTGGACCGAAAAGCTGCACCTCCGCCAGGGCCTGGCCGCGGCCGCCACCTACAGCCGCCTCTATGGCGGTGGCGCCCTGGTGTTGATCGCCGATGACCGCACGCCGATCGACAAGCCTCTGAACCTCAAGCGGCTGCGGACCATCCACGGCTTCTACCCGATTGACCGTTGGCGCCTCTACCCCGCCGCCGGCTGGTCCGGCATCGGCGAGCCGGAAAGCTACTGGTTCTGGACTCAGGCCGATCGGGAGCTGCAGAAGCTCAACGATCAGGCCGGCAGCAAGATGGTGACCAGTGCTGGCCTGGGCCTCACCGAAGCCACCCAAATTGAGATCCACAGCAGCCGGGTGATCCGCATCGAGGGGCTCCCCTGCTCCTGGCGGTCACAGCAGGAGCGGCAGTGGTGGGGGGTGTCGGTGGTCGACCTGGTCTGGGATGTTTTCAAGCGGTGGGAGACCGGCCAGCAATCGGCGGCGGACATCCTCCACGATTTCGACCTGGTGGTGCACAAGCTGCCGGGGTTGGCCAACATGCTCGCGGCCGGGGGGGAAGACAAGCTGCGCCAGCGGCTGCAGGCCAATGCCCTCGCCCGCAGCACCATCGGCGCCTACCTGCTGAACGACAACGAGGAGCTGACCAATTTCACACGCTCTGCTGCTGGCATCGCCGACATCATTTCCTCCCTCAAATCCGAGATCACTGGCGCCAGCGGTCTGCCCCACACCCTGCTCTGGGGTGAGTCGCCCTCCGGCCTAGGTGCCGATGGCAGGAGTGAACAGGCAGCGTTTGGCAATGAGGTGGCCGACTGGCAGGCCCAGCACCTCAAAGAGCCCCTGCGGCGGGTTTACGAGCTGGTGATGGCCTGCTCCGATGGCCCATGGAAAGGGAAAGCCCCCCCCGCCGACTGGGAGATCACCTTTCGGCCCACCTACACCCCTACAGAAGACGAACAGGCTGAGCTGCGGTCGAAGGTCGCCACAGCCGACGCCCAGTACATCCAGAACGGTGTGCTGCAGCCCAACGAGGTGGCCCTGGCCCGCTTCGGGAAGCCCCGCTTCAGCCTGGACACCACCCTCTTGAATCGGGAGGCCGATGGATCCATCCCGCAGCCGAAGCAGGAGGCCCCGGTGGAGTTCGGCGGCAGCCTCGAGGGCGATCCGGCGGCGGCGCCTGATGCTGCCCCTCCAGAGGAGGATCCAGCCATCACCGGCCGCGCTACCCCCGAAACCCCGCCCCGCGCCGATTCCGACGACGAACCCTGCTGCAGCGAGTGCGAGGCCCGGGCCCAGGAGCTGGCCGAGAAGATCAGCAGCAACCGGGCCCGCCGCAAGCGGCGCCGCGATGAGCAGCCCCGCAGCGATGCCGCCGGCCAGATCCATCAGATCTTCGGGGTGTCGATCCGCATGGATGGCCCCGGCATCGGCCGCCTGATGGGTCCCTACGGGCAGACCCTCCCCTACCCGGTGGCGGTGGGTCCTGATCTCAGCGGCGCCTGGGAGGTGTTCGAGCCCAGCACCGGCGCCTACCTGCTGGCCATGGGGCACCAGCACCAGCGGGGGATCCGTGATGCCATCGGCGCCGATGCCACCATCCGCCGGATCGATGGCATCGACCTTGTGGCGATGGGGGCCCTGTGTGATGCCTACCTTGCCGGGGACACCTGATGACGATCCTGCACACCGACAACTTCAGGCCTGGGGATCCGGAGGGGACGTCCTTCGAGATGTTCGAGCAGTGGCTGGAGCAGGCGCACCCCGACCAGCTGGCCAGCTTTGGCCGCTGCTGGTTCCCCCGTTGGTGGAGCTGCTGGGCGCGGATCCGAATAGGCACAAAGCCGTCTCTGCATCCTTGTGGGCAGGGGCATCGCCGTGAACCACTGCCACCCCCGAGGTATCCCTGAAATGAACCTGGCAATCTCCCTGCAGCACCGGATCGATGCCCTGCGGAAGAAGTGCAGCACTGGCTATGGCTGCGGCAGCGCCTGCATCAGCTTGCGGAAGGAATGCCGCACCACTCCCCGCAGCGCCATCGGGAAGGAGCGCATGAAGCGGCTCCTGGAGCTCGCTGCTGGCGGGGCATCCTCCCAGCGGGGGATTGCACAGGTGCGGCAGAAGGAGGCCGGTGAGCTGGCCGGGGCGATCGCCACCCGCCGCGGAGAGAAGGCGACCCAGCTTCGCAGCGGGCGCCAGCAGGTGGCCGCTGAGAAGGCCAAGGCAGCAGCCGAGAAGCAAGCGGCTGAGGCCGCAGCAGCCAAGGCGGCCCCGCCCCCCTCCAGCACCAGCAGCAAGGCCCCCGCCGGCACGCCCCGTGGAGAGGCCGATCGGGCAGCCAAGGAAGGCGATCCGGATTACGAGTTCGCCCGGGCCTCGGCCGTGGGCAATGTCGGCGAGGACCTGAAGGGTTCCGCCCGCCACAAGCGCAACGCCTGGCGAACCCTGGCGGAGGCGGAAGCCGATGGGTCGGCCGCGGCCCTGGTCACCAGGGACAAGCTGCTGAAGGCCGAACCCCTCGACCTATTAGAAGGCCTCACCAACACCAACTACCTCACCCGCCTTGCCGGCCACATGGCCCTGAAGTCCTTCCCGCCGCAGCCCTACACCGACAAGGCTTTTGCGGCCTACAACCGGTCCCAGATCGGGGGCAAGAAAACCCCGGCGGAGATGCGCAAGCTCTATTACGACCACCTGCAGGAGGTGAAGGGCATCATCGACAAGCGGCGGGACGATGCCGACCCCCGGGACATGCTCGCCGAGATCTCCAAGGCCACCGTTGATCGAATCGCGGCCATCAGGGGTGATCGGTCCCAGGACACCTCCGATCGCTTTAACCCGCTGGCCAACTCGCTGGTGGACCTCAGCAAAAAGGCCAGCCAGAGCAGCTACTCCAAGACTTCGGTGGCCGGGCAGATGAACACCCTGGGGGCTCGCCTCAGGAAGGCCAACGACGGGAAGAGTATTGCCGACCTGGCGGATGTGATGCGCAACGCCACAGAGGAGATCCTGGGCGGCGCCTCGATCGACAAGGTCACCGGGGTGCAGCGCGGCGGGGCGACCATCAACGCCGCCGATCTCTACGTGAAGAGGGCCGTCCGCACCGGCGGCCGCTCCCTGGGTGTGGATGACACGCCGGCCGGCTCCACAACGGTGCTGGCCAACCGGATGGGCATGCGGGGCCTGCAGTTCGGCAACAGCGTCACCGACGACGAGCGGGCCCACCACCTGCGCAAAACCGCCGAGGCACTGGTGGACCTGGCCGACGTGACGGGTCTCCCCGATCGGGCCATCTCCCTCGACGGCCAGCTGGGTCTGGCCTTCGGGGCCCGGGGCACGGGGAGGGCCGCGGCGCACTACGAACCGGGCACAAAGGTGATCAACATCACCCGGAAGAACGGCGTCGGCACCCTCGCCCACGAATGGGGTCACGCCCTCGATGACTACATCGGGGCACGATCTCCGAGGGGCCAATCTTTCGCGAATACCGGCGACATCTACCTGAGCGAGCAAACCAGCCCCAGGTTCTTTGATCGCACCAGAGGCCACGCCAGCCAGGAGGACGATCCGGTCTGGAAAGCCATGGATGGGGTCCGCAGGGCCATCAAGGACACCGACTATGACCAGACCCTCAGAGAAGGGCTGCGGGGATACGGCATCACCCCACAGAAAAGCAGAGGCCAGTGGAACTATTGGACGTCAGGCCGTGAGGTCTTCGCCCGGACCTTTGAGCGGTACGTGCAGCACAAGCTGCGGAGCAAGGGGCAGGAAAACACCTACCTCTCTGGCCTGGGCGGTGAAAGCCCCCTGTGGCCCACCAAGGAGCAGATCGCGAAGATGGCCCCCGCCTTCGATGAGCTGATGAGCGCGGTGGGCGCCAACACTTTCGGGGGGATGAAGCGCCGCACCGACAGCCGGGAAAAGCGGATCCAGCGGCTGCTCCAGGAGGCCTACCAGGCCGCGGCTTCCGATCACCGGGCCGATGCCTCGCTCCAGGCCCGTCTCGACGCCCTGCGGGCGCGCTGCACCCACCTGAATGGCTGACCGCTCGATCGAGCTGATTGAGCAGCTCGACCAGGAGCTGCGGGGCCTGGAGGACCAGCAGCTGCGCAAGCTCCGGGGGATCTTCGATGAGGCCCTGCGCCGCACCATCCGCAGCCTGATGGACCGCCTGGAGCGGATCGAGGCCCAGCCCGACTACGACCCGGCCAACAGCCCCGGCGCGTTCCTCGGCAGCACCCCGGACGGCCCGGTGCCGATCACCCCCCTGCAGAAGAATCAGGCCAGCCTCTACCTGCAGGGCCAGCTGGCCCAGGACCTGCAGGTGATCATCAACCGCTTCCCGGCCGACCGGGCAGCCAATGCAGCCCTGAACCGTGAGCTGGCGGAGCTCTACAACCGGGCCCAGGACCTAGGGACCGAGTACGCCCTCGAGCTGTCGAAGGACATGCTCCCACCGGCGGCCGTGCTCTCCGGCCGCCACCCGTCGCTGCAGGATCCCCAGCTGCCACCGGCGGCACCACCGGCCCCCACCGACGCCCCGGCCCCGGGCAGCCCCTACCAGGAGGGGCAGAGCTTTACCAGGCTCCTGAACCTGGGGGCCGTCATCGCCGCGTCTGAGCGGGACTTCAAGACGCTCAGCGCCAACTACCGCCGCCAGCGCAACGCCGCCACCTCCGATCGGGTCTGGGCATCGAAGGATTATTTCTTCCGCTGGTGGAGCGACTGGGGCGATGCCGTGCAGTTTGAAACCGCCACCCAGATGGCCACCGGCGTCGACAGCCGCGCCCTGGCCCGCAACCTCAAGGCCCGCCTGCCCCACATCAACGACGCCTTCAGGAACCGGGCCGAGACCGTGGCCCGCACCGAGACCCACATCGCCGCCGGCGAGGCCAGAGAGCGCACCTTCCGCCGCATCGGCGTTGGGTTCGTGCGGTACGTGGCCACCGCCGACGATCGGGTCTGCGAGTTCTGCGCCCCCCGGATGGGGGCCCTCTACTACGCCGGCAGCGTGAAGACCCCCATCCACCCCCGCTGCCGTTGCGCCCTCTCCCCGATCACCCTGGAGGCGCTGGTGATCCAGAACCAGCTGGCGGCCAACCGCCGCGAGCGCTGGGAGGATCAGCAGCAGGCCCTGGCCGCGGCGACCCGCCAGAAGTACGACCAGGCCAGCAGCAGGCCTTGGCGGCAGATCGGCGGCACCGGTGAGCCCCGGGGGCCCAGGGACTACCCCCTGATGGAGCGCTCGACCTTGCCGGCCACCACACCCAGGCGCAACACCGAGAACAACCCAGCCAACGGCGGCGCCAGGCCCTGGCCATCAGGCGATCCGGTCTGGACACCCTCCAGGGGCTGGATCAATGCCGCCGCTCGCGAGGCCTACGAGGCCATGGTCACTGAGGTGGCAAAGCTAGAGGTGTGATCACCCTGAAGGCGAAGGAGTCGTCTTCCTGCTGCGTGATCTCCAGCCAGGCGGCTTCTTGGTTCAGCCGGTCGAACAGCTCCTGAATTGCATCAGGCACTGAGCCGTCAGATCGCAGGTGAATGTGCAGGCAGCGGCTCGTTTCAGCAAGCTGCACAAAGTTATGCCCAGGCATGTTCACCTCGGCGAACTCTTTCCTAAGGTGGCTGTAGCCCCTGAACCGGGCAGTGGCTGATTCGTCCATGGGGAGCGTGCGTTGGGGAAGAGTGCCGGATATTCAGCGATGCGGCGGTTTCTTTATCTCTTTCAGAGATGAGTCGAAGATGTAAGGGCTGTCGATCTTCCCAGCCTCGACGGCGGCGGCAGCGATTGCCCGGCCAAACTCAGCAAAAGCGTATTCGGTTTGCTTCATTGTCGCCAGGACCTGGTTCATCTGCTTGCCGACCGACCGAACAAGTTCGGCGTAGCGCCGGATGCGTGCAGAGAACAGCTCCTCAGGCTTTGCAGGCCAGAGCTTGTCCCACTGCATCTGGCCCCAGATGGTGCCGCCTCTGAAGGGGGCAGTGTTGGCCCAGTGGATGCGACCGATTCGGCCTCCGGTGCTGGTGAAGGAAATGAAGGTGACCATGGGGAGCGTGCGATGGGGAGGCGTGCCGGATGGCCTCCGGCGGGCCGTGGTGGTGCTCAGGCAGCGAGGGCCTTGCGGACCTGGTAGCGAGTGAGCCCCAGTGTGCCTGCGATCTCCCGCTGGCTGCAGCCCTGAGCGGCGAGACGCCGGATCGAGGGCGGGGCGACGTTGGCGGGGGTGGTGACCGAAGCGGCATCTGGGCCCGGCATAAGTTCGGCGCCGTTAGTGGTAGCAACGGGTTTCGGCCCCACGGAGGTGGTGACCATCGCGGGAACCGCATTGAGGGCCGAACTATCCGGAATCTCCAGATAGTTGCCCCCGGGCCGGCGCAGAACGATCGTCTGCACCGTTGCCGAGCCTTCTGGGCCTGCGAAGTCGATTCCGACGACCATGGCGGGAGCTGCCGAGGATTCCTCGGTAGCTGAGCTGTCAAGGAATCCTTGACAGTTGCCCCTGTGCAGCCCCAGCCGTGCCAGGCCGTGGAGCTGGTGCTCTTGGGCCCAGGCCACCAGATGGTGCCAGCGCTCGCCGGCCATGAAACCCAGCGTGTAGAGCAGGGCCACCACCGCACCCAGGCGGCGGGCAGCGGCATGGAGCGTCGGCCCCCAGTCGGAGGAGAGCCTCCTGGTGATGGCTTTCAGATCGGGAACGGTGATGCTGATCGTGGTCATGGTTCGGTCCTATGAGGATCCCGGCGGCTGCTCAGAGCCTGCGCGGGGTGGGTTGTAATGCGGTGCCAGCAGGGCCACTCACGGCTCTTCTGCTGACCCCGGAACCGTACCACGTTTTGCAGCGCCATGAGCACGGCTCAGGGCAGGCATGAAGGCCGGCGGCACTGAAACCCCTTGCAGCGCAAGGCAGCGCTTATGAGACGGTATCGAAGGAAAACGTCGCCAAAGCGCTAGGCTCCGAAACCACTGCAACGCAGCCTATCCATGAAGCTCGGCTACGCCCGCGTGTCAAAG